GTTTCCCAGTCACGATCGAGGAGGCCAAAACCCTTAGCGACAAAAATGTTGAATTGCTAACCCAGCTTCGCGAAAAAGACCAACTTCTTCAAAAACAGAACGATGAGGTGATTTCAAATGCTGAAAAGCAGATTGGTATGGCGAACAGTGCTGCCAACGCTGCTGAGCTTGGTGCTATTGGGATGCGCAAGCAAGCCCGTGAGTTGGCAGCAAAGCTTGCCGCTTGCAATAACAGCCCCAAAGCTCCCATCAGTAGCTCGGCAACACCCCCCTCCGGAATGGTGCTCGCCGAACTGTTCGAGCGGGCTGATAAAAGAGCGGGAGAGTTGGCAGCAGCTTATGACAGAGCAAGAGCTGCTGGATTAGCCTGTGAAGCCTCGTATGATGCTTTAGAAAGAAGCATCCGTGTAGAACCCCAACAGGGTATAAAATAATGAACGACGAACTCAAAAAGGCGTTCTTGTGGGCGTACATTGGCTCACTCTTCGCGGGAGCATGGTCTTTTAATAATTATCTTGATTATAAGACCGCAAATACCCAAGAGCAAACAAAGCGCGTTAAGTCTTTGGACAGCAAATGCGTAGACCTTGCCAAGCTTGGGATGACTTGCAACGATACCAAGGGCGGGTACAATGCGAAATGACTTGGAGCAAGAAGTTACCAAGCACGCGGTTCCTTTAGTTGTAGCCCTGCTTGGCGCTTTACTTGGAAAGCTCTACAGCAAAGAAAAGGAGACTTGGTTCACGGTCTTCCGGTCAATGCTGGCTGCATCTGCGTGCAGTTATCTGTTTGTTGAGACCTACGGTGATAAGGTGGAAGCAAGCACAGTTGCCCTCTACGTTTTCATCGCTGCATTTCTCTCAGACGTGATTATGCAGACATTGCAGATCATTGGTAGCCGCCTCAAGGAAGACCCGTCGTTGCTTACGAAGTTCCTTCCTTGGAGCAAAAAAGAATGACAGTATTTGCAGCTTTATCTGCCTTCAATGTTGTCTTGACTGTGGCGCTCATGGTGGCGTCCAGTTATAAGTTTCACAAGGTAAAAAGTCATGGTATGCGGCAAGTGGTGATAACGCCATTATTTCTTGCAATGGGGCTCGTAGTAATGCACAGTTACACTATGAGCCGTCCAGTTGACGACATTCGCGATCTTGAGTCGCTAGTTTGGAGACTGCTGGATGCGTTTAACCTTATTGTTATTATGCGTCTACTTAAAGCGACTCCTAATGAATAAAGCAACACTTCCTGATAACGTGAAGGTCATTTGGGAACCGCAAAAGGGTTCCCAAACTTTAGCTATTTCGTGCCCGTGTCACCATATCTTGATGGAAGGAACTCGGGGTGGTGGAAAGACGGACAACCAAATCATGTTTTTCCGTCGCTTCGTTGGTATTGGTTATGGTATCTTTTGGCGTGGTGTTATCTTTGACCGAGAATATAAGAACCTCGATGACCTTATTGTAAAGAGCCAGCGCTGGTTTAAGCAGTTCAATGACGGTGCTAAATTTCTCAAGGGTGGCGGAGACTACAAATGGGTTTGGCCAACAGGGGAAGAGCTTCTGTTTCGCCAGATGAAAACAGAAGACGATTATTGGAAGTACCATGGGCAAGAGTTCCCGTTCATTGGGTGGAACGAACTTACCAAGCAACCAAACTCCAACCTCTACGACATGATGATGTCGTGTAACCGTTCCTCTTTCCTTCCAAGAGAACACACCCCTGACGAATGCCTTACATTTGATGAAAATGGAAACGTTATTGGTGGTTGGCTACCAGAACTTCCTCTAGTTGTTTTCTCTACTACCAACCCTTACGGTGTTGGTCACAACTGGGTGAAACTTCGCTTTATTGACCCGGCACCTGCCGGGCATGTTGTGCGAATGACAAAAGAGGTATTTAACCCTCGTACACAAAAGCGCGAACCAATTACCAAGACTCAAGTGCGAATCTTTAGTTCCTATAAAGAGAACCGTTTCCTTTCTCCTGAATACGTCTTGGAACTGGAGAGCATTACTGACCCAAATAAGAAGGCTGCATGGCTTGAGGGTAACTGGGACATTACGTCCGGAGGTATGTTCGATGATGTGTGGTCATCTACTTGGAATGTTGTTCCGGGCTTTATCATACCAGAGACATGGCGGTTGTTTAGATCCTTTGACTGGGGTAGCTCAAAGCCGTTCTCTGTTGGATTCTGGGCTGAAAGTGATGGGTCTGATTATCGAGGGGCGGACGGTAAATGGCGCGGAACAGTTAAAGGTGATTTGTTTAGAATAGGTGAGTGGTACGGCTGGACAGGTGTCCCCAATACGGGTATCCGGTTCTTAGCCACGCAAGTTGCACAGGGGATTGTTGAGCGCGAGCTCCGTATGGGTCTGCATGGTCGTATTAAAGCTGGCCCGGCGGATAGCTCTATTTGGGATGATAGCCTTGGTAACAGTATTGCTGGCGATATGGCTAAGAAGGTTAGAGTTGGCAACCGAACCTATGACGGCGTTCAGTTCTTTAAGGCTGACAAGAGCCCCGGAAGCCGGAAGATAGGTTGGGAACTTACTCGTATTGCCATTGCCAACGCGCAACCGGACGACGCAGGCCCCGGCCACTACTTACCAAGGGAAAACCCCGGACTGTTTGTGTTTTCAAATTGCGAGCAGTTCTTGCGCACATTCCCAAGCCTCCCCCGTGACATGTCGGACATGGATGACGTCGACACTGACTCAGAAGACCACATTGCGGACGAGGTTCGTTATGTTATACTGGCAAACGGTAGCCGCTTTATCAACGGTAAAACAACCGGTCACTATTAAGGGTAAAATATGGCCAACAATTTTGTTCACCCTCATTATACCAGAATGCTTCCTGTCTGGATTAAAATGAAGGACTGTTACGCTGGTGAAAATGCAATCAAGGCTAAGCGGGACACGTATCTTGCTCCAACGTCTGGTATGAAGTTAGATGGGCAAGGAAGCGTAAACCAAAACGCGGAGGGGAACAAATCCTACCAAGCCTATTTAGACCGAGCCTATTTCCCGGAAGCCGTGGAAGAAGCTGTGCAGCTTGCAATTGGGGTTATGCACAGCAAACCGTCTACTATTGAAGTCCCCTCGCGTCTGAGTAGCCTGCTTAAGACGGCTACAGATACCGGGGAAGACCTCTCGATGCTTCTTCGCAAGATTAACAGCCACCAAATGACAACAGGACGTCTAGGGTTGCTTGGGGACATTCGGGTTAAACCGGGCGAAGCCCCTATGCCCACAATTGTTCTTTATGACGAAATGTGTGTACAGAACTGGGACGATATCCTTGTAGACCAAGACTCCTCCGAGCTTCGCTTTGTTATGTTAGATGAAAGTGGGGATGAACTTGCCAAAGACAGCTTTCAATGGGTAAGAAAAGAGAAGTACAAGGTTATTTCTCTTATTACTGCTGACGGAAAAATGGCGTTTGCTGGGGAGCCGTTTGTTGGTGTTGGTGTTGCCACCTTGGGGCCGGGGGATAACCCGGCAATGGCAACCTACACCCAAATTCAGGTTCAAGGTACTTCTGCAAAAGCTGTACCATTCGTATTCTGTAACACCAAAGACCTGAGTAGCGTTCCGGACAAGCCGCCTTTGGACGGTCTGGCTAACCTATGTCTTGCTGCCTACCGACAAGAAGCAGACTACCGCCAGAACCTGCACATGCAGGGTCAAGACACGCTTGTGATTGTTGGCAACCAAGTGCTTGGTGAAGGCGAAACTATCCGCACAGGTGCGGGTTCATGCATTAAGACCTCGCTTGGTGGGGACGCCAAATACATTGGTGTGAACAGCCAAGGTTTATCTGAACAGCGTATCTGCTTGGAGAATGATTACAAGCGTGCAGAAAGCAAAACCGCCAAGCTTATGAACGACAGCGGGCGGGAATCTGGTGATGCATTGCGTATCAGGGTTGCCGCACAGACTGCAACCCTGAACCAGATCGCCATTGCTGGGGCGGCAGCCTTACAAGAGGTATTGCGCCATCTCGCCATTATGTTCGACGAAGACCCAGAGCAAGTTGTGGTTACCCCCAATCTTGAGTTTGCTGAAATCGTTGGTGACGGGCTGACGCTTAAATCACTGGTTGAAGCTAAGGCAATGGGTGCTAAGATTAGCGACGAATCCATTCATACTTGGGCACGGGAGCAAGGGTTCACCAAGTTGTCTTATGATGAGGAGCTTGCCTCCATTGGTAGAGAGGAACCAGATAGTGGGTTACTTAACAATCAAACCGTCTAATATCATGGGGGCTTCTGCCCCCATGAGTGCTGTAGACGAGGTTTACCGTAAGCTTGTTCTGTTGCAAACCTATCTGCTTCGCTATGGCAAAGGGACAACCAAAGACTTTCGCAAAATATTTGATACTTCAACTGAGCGAGTGCAAACCATTATTTTGAAGTTTGCTAAGCGCCTAGAAGGTGTGCCAGTTCGCTCTCAGCAGTTTAGAACAATCACTAGGCAGTTTGCTAAGGAAGTTGCAGAAGAGCGCGGCGGGATTTGGCGAGAAGTGCAAAACTTTTCTGTAGACCAAATGGTAGAAGTTGCGGACACCATTCAAACAGCAGTTGCCGGAATCGTTGAGGGGTCTTTGCCTGTTGTAGTTGGTGTACAGCTACTCCCGCTCAACATTGTTCAGTCTATTGTTGCCACTTCCCCATTTGAAGGGCGAACCTTGCGGGAGTGGGTTCAAAACAATAAGGTTGTTGATGTTGAGCGCATTGTGCGCAATGCCAAAATTGGCATGGTCAACGGTGAAAACGCAGACCAAATTGCTAGGCGGGTTATTGGGTCTTCCGCAGTGCAATACAGGGATGGCCAGCTGGCGAAAGCTGTGCGAGACATGGAAGCTGTATACCTTACCGTTATGAATGGGATTGGTACACAAGTCCGCAGCGCAATGTATGAGAAAAACAAGGATATTATCAAAGAGGAAACGTTTGTTGCAACTCTGGATGACCGTACAACTTTGATTTGTGCAAGTAACGATAACAAGGTTTTCCCGTTAGGTGAAGGCCCAATGCCACCTCTACATTTCCGCTGTCGGTCATTGCGAGTGGTTGTGTTTAATGTGGATAACTTATCTACACGCGCTGCTGTACCTGCAACAGAAAAGATGATGCTGCGAGAATTTACAGACAAGCACAACCTTGGATTAGTTTCAAATTACAACGACTTGCCTCGCGGCTTCAAAACGAAATATAATGCATACGCACGGCAACGCTTGCGTGAGTTAATTGGCCAAGTCCCGGCTTCTTTGAAGTTTGAGGATTGGCTTAAAGACCAAAGCAAAACGTTCCAAGATGAATACCTTGGTAAAGCTAAAGCGGAAATCTTCCGTGAAGGTAAATTAACTCTGTCCCAGTTTGTAACCCGTGACGGATACGAATTGACGATTGAGCAACTCAAGCAACTTTCCAAGCGCATGGGCGCAAAGGAGTAAAGATGAAGAAAAGTGTACTTGCCTTGTCCCTTCTGGGCATGAGCCGTATGATGGGTAACGGCGGGGCCGCAATCCAGTTGTCTTATCCAAAGCTGGAAGATATCCCTGAAGCTTTCCGTCCATTATATAGCGAAGCTGATGGGCAGTTTACCCTCACTGGCGTGCA